TAGAGATGTTTGTTTCTGGAATCTTCAACTAAGATAGTCGCAGTTGCGTTGGATGTCCCACCTGTGATAGTTTCTCCGTTTGTAAACTTACCAGAGGAACTTTCTGCGAGAGTTCTCTCTCCATCTTCTTGTAAAATATAATTAGTTGAAACTGTTTCTTGAACTATATTTTGTATAGTTGCAGTAACAGTAAGTCGTCCTGCCTCAAGAAATCTATAGTAATCTTTAAGAAACTTTACAAATAAAGGATGATCAGCTTGCACAAAATCTGGGGTCTGCCCAGATATGAGAGATGATACCTTTGTGGTAAGTTTCGTTTCATTCTTACTCATTATTCACTCATTAGTAACCAGATGTTGTCGGTGTAGTGGATGCAGTTGTTGATGTGGTTGTCTGGGTTGTCGTTGCTGTCGTTGTTACAGTATAACCTTTACCTGTTGTTGCAGTTGCATCGACTGTTCCAGACACAGAAGTATTAGTTAAATCCAATTCTAATAATTGATTTCTTACAGGAACAATATCGTTTGAGTTTGGTAAAACTGTCAATCGAAATTTTGTGGAAGCAGCCTCGTCAACATTGGATACGCTTGTTATTTGTACAGGATTTATTTTAATCTCACCATTATCATAATCAACTGTTCCAGCAAGTGCATCAAAATATGTTCTCACACCAGCAACTAAAAAATAAATTCTTAGATTACCATTACCATCATCATCAAAGAAATATTCAGTTGATGCACCACCTATAAAGAAACCAGTTGATGCGATGATACCACCAGCTGCAGAGTTGTGTCCATCATGTGGATGAAAGAATGCGTTATCAAAACTCAATGTGTATGCAGTTGCTTTTGTTGTGTCTGGTGTTACAAACTTTGCAAGTGTTACAGTTGTTACGTTACTGAGTATTGAGTCATCAGTATCATCAATCAATCCTGTAAGTTGTGAGTGTCTAAATGGTCTATTAAAATCTTGTAGGCTATCACTATTGTAATTTGATATTGTAGTATTAATCAAAGCTTCTAAATCACTTTGTGTTTTTGTAGTTACGTTTGAGTCATATTGGAATGATGTATTTAATATTATGAAAGTTGTCTCTGGATCTACAATCACAGGTGTTATTGAAGTAACTTTAAATTTTCCAAAGTCATTTACAAGTTGTGTCTTCTCTGTGTCAGTCAAGTTCTGACCTGTTGTGCTTCTGATAGAAATGAAAACTTTACCATACTCTGGAACAGAGGTAACACCAGTTGCTGGGTCATACCCACCATCTTCTCCACCCCAGACAGATACAGCCTGTGTATTTGCAAAAAGTTTTTTCGTATAAGTTACATAATCATCTGTTGTTACTGCACGACCTTGTGATGCGTAGTCAAGTGGTGCTTGTAGTTTTATTGATGCAAGACTTTCTGGTTCTGCACCCCCACCAGCATTTGATACTGTGGTGACTGTAATATCACTCACACCATCTATCGTTGATGGCGCAGAAAAGCTAGATGCACCATTTGAAGCAGTCTTATTTGTTACAACATAGTTTAGTATGACTATGTTTCCATCAGACAATGCCTTACTCACATTACCATCTCCAAAATAAATCTCATGAAATCCATTTTCAACTTCCTGTAAGTAGTAAACAGAGCTCGTTGAGGATATTTGTGATATGTCTGTTGCTTTAGTGTAAGTTGTTAGTGTTGAGTCAGACGCAGAGTTTTGAACTTGAACTTTTAATGTTGATGTGTCTGAACGATTATCTGGTAAAAGAAATCTTTGTTCTGGATTTGTTGTATCTACAAGATATTTTGACGTTAAGTATGTTCCTTCATAGATTTTTATATTATTGAATGTAACTACACCACCAGCACCAGTTGCAGTTGCGTCTGCGATAGTTACAAATTGGTAACTCACATCATCAACTGTAGATGAGAATGCAGTTCCAGCAGGCATTGTCTTTGATGCACTTGTTGTGGTCAATGCAACATTAACAGTAGCGATTGGAGATCTTGCAGAAGTAACTTCATATCCTAAAGTCTTTGCGTGTGACACCACACTCGATCTAAGTGATGCACTATCTAAGAACATCTCGTTTGCAAGCATATTTGCATTGAACCCAAGATAGTGAGTATTATATGCAAGTATATCTAACATGATGTTCATACCAGAACCTTCAAAGTCATAGTCCTTGAACTCTGTTTGATTTCTTAGAAATACTTTTAAATTATCTTTTACGTCATCAAAGTCAAATTCTGTAACACTTAATCTTTTTTCATTTACTGCCATTATCGTAATCTTTCTAACATGAGTGACATATCCACAAGTTCAGTTGGAGTATTGACAACATAAAATTCAACAGACACCTCATATGAATTACGATCTAAATCTGGAAATGCACGAACGCTTACCAGACGAGCTCTTGGTTCAAAATTATTAATCACATCTTCTACTTTTCTTGCGATTGTGTGTGCAGTAAGTGGAGACATATTTTCGAATAACATCTCTCTAATACCACCAGCAATCTCTGGATGAAAAGGTTTGTCGTATACGTTTAGTTGCACAAGGTTACGAATAGATCTCTTGACTGCTTGAACATCTGTTAATGTTTGTATATCACTGTTTGAACTTTTCTTTCCGAAAAATAAATCCAAATCTGTATACTGTCTTGTGTTCCTTGCAGTATTATTCAGTTGTGCATCATACACTGCCATTTATAGACTCCTAAGTTTATATTATTTATACCTACGGACTTAACGATGCAACATTAAACTCCGTATTAGTATTCAATGCGAGCGCCTTTGGTCTTTCTCTATCGTATCTATTTAAAACTGCTGTTTTCTCACTTGATGTTAAACCACCTTCTCTTATTTTTACTGCTCTTTCATCGTATATTGCGTCAATCAATTCTTCATCTGTAACTGTATCTATTGTCTTTCCAGTTTTTCTTAGTGCTTCCTTAAAAATAGTATTCGCACCACCAGGCCCATGTTGAACTGCCGTGCTCCATATCGCATCTTGAATACCAGAACTATGAAAATTATCACAAAGGTCAATACCTGTTGAGTTTTTAATTTTACTAACTGCTCTATCGTAGTGAGTTCTTTGCACCCAATCGTGTTGTGCTTGTTTAAACCTCTCACCATTTACTGGGTCATTAGCAAGATCACTCCATTTTCTCTGAAAAGTTCCTGCTGGTGGAGTTCCACCTTGACCAACAAATGTTGCATTATTACTTGCAGCTGCATCCTTTGGAATATTATCACCTCCAAGTGTCGTATAAAAATCCCTGTATCCATTCTTTTCATTTCTTAAAAATTTTGCAAAAGAAACCATACTTGAACCTTTTGACCCATCAATATCAGTTCGACCATTACCAGATGCGACTTGATATGTTCCGTATGAGTAACCTCCTCCACTATCCCAACCTAACGCACCAGCATCTTTATTTGACTCTTCCTGTGCTGATACTGTTCCTAAATCTTTTCTTGTACAACTTGTACTTGTTGGTGGGTCTAAGTCTGAGTTGTCAAACTCATTGTCCTGTGAATTAGAACCAGCAAAGGGAGCGCCTGGTTCTGATTTGAATTTTTGTCCTGTTGTTATGTCAGTCGGCTCTTCTTCTAACCCACCACCAATGTTTGCAGCCGATGGTGTTGAAAGTAATATGGTTGGTTCAGTTGGATCAGTTACAACAACTGTGCCTGGAGAAGTAATATCACTGATTGAAACAGATGGACTTATACCATGGCCAGGAAGTCCTAGTGATGTGGCTGCAACATTAGTGGAGTCTGCTGGTGCATCTAAACTAAAAGTATTCGCATCAATATCTACAGTCGTACCATCAATGTCAACAGTTGTACCATCAATAGAAACAGTTGTTCCAACTATGTTAGATGTTGTTCCCTCTAGGTTTACAGTTGCACCTCTTATGTTTGTGGTGGTGACACCATTGATAGTAGTTATATCAGAGGTAAGTGCGATGACTGTAGATGCATCAACATCAAGAGATGCAGTATCAATGTTGACTGTATTCTTTGCAAAGATATCAAGTTTTGTTTGTGTGTGCAACTCAATACCACCTTTGATAAAACTTTTCTTATCTCCATCTACCTCATCTATGTAATCTTCCTCTACCTCAATGTTTAAGTTCTTACATTTTATATTCAAAGTTCCAGCGACTGTGAGGTTGAAATCTTTTTGTGTAAAGTTAAAATGACTCCCATTAAAAACTTCCTTATTATCACCTACGACTCTTGCGTGTCTATTCCCATCTTTGTCTATTTCATAGAACGTACCAGAACTAGAATACTCATGCAATCTCTCTGCACCAGATGTGTCATCAAGTTCTACTATATGTCCAGCTTCAGACTCGAACACATGATTACTTGGATACTTTGCATCATAAGTTGTTTCTGGTTCATCCCACTCTGTTCCATCTGCGAGTGTTATATTTTTTAGTCTACTGCTCTTTTTTAAAGGGACGATAGTGTTATCTGTTTCACCTCTTGCAAGACGATTGACATCTGACTCTTCTAAGAAATCTGTTTTGGGATAGACACCATTAGGGTCATAGAAACCTTTTGATGTATCAGGTTTTTCGTCTGGAACTCCAGGCAGTGTTCCAATTACGATAGGTTGTTGTTTATCATCTGCATCCATGAAGAAACCAACTACCCATGTTCCCTCAACCATGAATGATGGAGTATTACCCATACCATTCATAGATGGGTCTGTCACAGGGTGCATAATGTGAGCCCAAGGCAAATCTACTGTTGGTATTCTCTCTTTGTCGTCTGTATGATGACCTACACAACGCACTCTCACACGACCAAGTTTTGATGGATCGTTTCTATCTTCCACGACACCAGTAAACCAGATGAAACCATCCATTCCCATAAAGTTTTGCATAAATAGACTCCTTACGAGTTATTTATTACTTCTTTTTGAATGAGTCATTAAGTGAATCTACCACAGAGTCTATATTGGGTTCAGATCCACCTGGCTCATACTTACATTGGTAAGTGACAGGACACTGGCCTTCGACAACTAGTTGATAAGTATCGTTTGCACCTTTGTATAAACAAACCTGTTGTCCACTCTTTGCTTGCACTCGTTTGTATCTGCGACAGGTAATATACTTTGGGTCTTCACGTTTACCTAATCTCTTCTCCTGTTCCCAAGTCCAGTCACTAAACTTCTTAAGAAAACAACTAAAACATTGTATGATATTGTCTGGTTGTTTTTCTGGTAGAACTGGTTGTGCAAAGATGATTAGATATACAACTACCCATGCAAGAATGTTAATCCTCTTGAGTAAAGATAGCGTTGTAGTTTTTTCGTACATACTTTGTGTTCAGTTTGTTTAGATACCAGATGAGTCCAAGAATGACCCACGCAGTGTTGTGAAAATCCCAAGGCACAAACAAGTAATAATATATATCAAAGTATTCAATGAAATACTCTATTACGTCTAACACTTAGATGTAACCTCTGGTGGATAGATATAGATAAAACATGAAGATAAAAAATCCTACAATAACAGTGACAAGAAAACCTATTCCAATCCATTCTTTGATTTTTTGTATTCTCTCTTCTCTATCGTAGATTGCCTTCTGTCTTTTTTTACGAATGTCTGCCTCTGTTCTGAGTAGCTCCTCCCAAGCACCATGACCTCTGGAAAACATAATAATATTCTTGAGTTGATCTCTCATATCCTCAGTTTTCTTTTTTGCCATGAGTGTTTGCAATGCCTCCTCTTCTACAGAACCAGCCGCAAATAGTTTTTTAAATAGTGGTGGTTTTTGGTTTAGTTCTTCTGCCTTCTTGATGTCACTGACTGCACCCATCCATCTGGATAGATCGCCCGCCATACCTTCAACATCACGACCAGCCTGAAAACCAGTCTTGATTGCGTTGAACGCTGTGGTTGCAACACCTAGTGCTGTTACTGGATCAATCATTAACGTACCTCTCTCTAACTCGCAATACTATTTATAATAACGACTTAGAGAAGAAGCGTTATAGAAAGAAAGTAAATAAAACTAAACCCCAAATAAGATAGAACTCTATGTTACTGATTACCTTTGCTCCAAGTGCAACCACAGATAGATTTCCAACCCAATAGGTTAATAATATCAATAATACAAATTCAAACATTATTTTATACTTATGTCTTCAACTTAATCGCAGACTCTATGGTTTTATCAAAGTCCTCGTTGATAACTCGTTCTTTGGGTAGTAACGTGTCACAACTTATACCACCTATGAAGAACACAAGTGTAAGTCTATCACTATCACCAACATCAAAACTATTCGCTCTGTGAAACTCCTGTGCATCATAAATTATCAATCTATTATAGATGTTCTGAAACCTAACAGTTTCGTAAAACTTATCGTTATTTCTTTTGAGGCCCTCAGTATAATCCTCATCTGAGATTTTACCACCTGTATAATAAAGATGTTTCTCTGGTTTAGTCTGGGTAACTAATTTGTTTCTATATTCTGGTTTCAACCTCATCAATGATGTTCCACCATTTGGGTCTGCATCTGGTGTTAGGTATATCAGTCCTGCTAAATCTAAATCACCTGTGTCTCCACTTGTATCTCTGTGAACCCAACCCTCATTAACGGACATCTTAGGTATCTGTTGAATATATGCATCACTGTGTGTCCAACCAAAACTAACATAATTCAAATCAAAGTATGCAGACATTATCTTACATACGATATTTTGATTGACCATATCATTTACTCTGAATAGTTTATCACTTCTCACTCCAGGCCACGAACCATCACCACTAGGAGTTTTATCTAACGACAATCCCCACTCTCTAATTTTATCTGGGTTGAGAAAAAAATCATCTATGCAAACTGAGAAAAACTTCTTCTTTCCCTCTCTAGAGAACTTTGCATTATGTTGATAACCACTCGTCATATCTATCTCACCTTTTTAATATTCACTACTTTATATATCGACCACAACAGATTGGCATTGACGCAATCGACTTCTTCCAATCTCTCATAACCTCCTCATTCATTTTTCTTTTTGTCATAAACGTAGACCTCTCACTCTTAACATACATGAGTTGAGGTTTCTTGAGAAGGGACATGATTGGCCCGTCTGGTAAATATTCTACTGGGGGAGTTTTCTTCGCCATCAGGCTGTGATGTCGAGAGTCCTATGAATACGCATCTGGTTCAATAGTGACCACATATTTTCTTTTGCGAAAAACTGCATCATCAATATATATGCTAACCATCTCTGTTGTTCACGATATTGTTCTTGATGATATTCCATCAATCGTGTTTCCGACATATCTTGAACCTGTCTTACCTGTTGTGCATTATAGGTTTGGACAGACGCAGTATTATGATAGTTGTTTATGTATTGATTTGTAACTGTTCCTATTTGCATCTCTCTATCCTTACCTATCTATTTATAAACGACACATTTGTTAAATTGTTTAATTTGAATGTAATAATGAAAGTGGTGAAAAATGTGAGAGGCTTTTATTCCTTTCAGTTCCTAATATACCTTTGACAAATACATTGAAAGATAAACTCATTCTAGTTTTGTCAGACATGACAGTAGGTACACTGTGTCTTAAAGATGATGGAAATAAAAGTAATTTACCTGTCTGTACAGGTAACCACCATGAAGTAGAGTTGAAAGTATTACGATCTTGATCATCAATTGAAAAATATATTGATTGATGAATTTCTTCACTATAAAATTCTATTTTATCATCTTCATTCGTGTTAATATAAAAAACACCAGACACTATAGAATTATGATGAATGTGTTTATGATGATGCTCACCTTTGTTTGTAAAGTTCAACCAAGATAAGGTTATGTAAGGTGTAATATCATCACTTGGACAAATGATGTTCTTGAAATAATCACCAACACATAATTCAAACCATTTATTCAAATCACTCAATCTACCATCATCTAAAACGTGGTGGTTCACCGATGTAGTATTGCCTTCATTAGGATCTTGAGATAATGCGATGTCTGTAAAACATTGAACTTCATCATTTGAAAAATATCTGTTTAAATAATTACTGTATACAGGTTTAGGAAACAACGCACTCACTACTGCACCAGTATCGGATTTATAGTGTCTTAGTTCTATCACTATCTTCTCTTCCCAGTAGACTCGTCTTTTGCGTCCTCTTTACTTAGGACAACTAGATTACCTTTATTATATGCTTGGCCTACAATATAGTCACCACTTAACGTAGAAGTCGTCTTTACGAAACCATTACCGATACCATCTCCTACACTCCGATATCTCTCATCACGATTCGCTCGCTCGACCGCTAATTTTTCTGACTTAGGTTTCCAAGGCTTATCTATACCCATACTTCTCAACCATTTCTCATGGTCTGCATTTAATCTCTTATTTTTAACTGAACTCTTTCTTTTACCACTGAGTTTTGTGGTTGTATAATAAACGGGCATCAATCCCATAATATAATCTCCTAATGATATGTTTCTTCTTTAATATCTATGCCAATATCTCCATCACCACCATTGGCAATAGTATCTAATAGTTCGTTGGTTGTTTCATCACCCAACTCTTTCTGATACATCTGCACTGCACCTGCTAACATACAACCAGCGATTGCAAGAGGATCATGTCCCTCTTTCTTCATCTCCATAACTAACTGTATGAATCGCATATGCATTTCTGTTATATCATTTTTCATCTACTTTGTCAACCTCTCTTGCGATTTTATCTTGTACTGCTTGCAAGGCTAATCTCTTGACTGCGATTACCTTCTCCAATCTCTTCTTACGATTTCTGAGATCTTTACGCAACCGACTGAGTTGATTGATTTGCCACAACTCATCTTCCAGAACTATCAAAGGTTTCCTCGCAAGTTTCAACTCACGTTCTTGATTACGATATATGTCCATACTATCTCCTTATCTATGAGAAACAATGAAAGAAACTTCAAGTCTACTGCGGCCCATCTCTGAGTCCACTCGTTCCTCTAGGGAAACACTTGTTATACACATAATATAATCGTCAGTCATTAATCTCATAATTTAATATACCATGATTCGGTATACCTGTCAAGTATTTATCTAGGGAAGTGCAAACGAATCACTCTCAGTTTTAGGGGGGGGTGCTCTGTGAAAAAACTCTCTGGATACTTATTGCATTTATAGATTGCAAAACACAACACAGTTTTAGGGGGTATAAGGCCGCAACGCATACGCACAATACACACAGATACAGCTATACTGTATAGAGTACAAAGCTATTATACCATGATTCGTTTTATTTGTCAAGTAAATAAAAAAATAACATAATGTTGATTATGCGCCAAATAAAATAAAAAAAATCCCCAGAGAAACGAATCACTGGGGGAAGTTTGTAACCAAAAAAAGGAATGAGGCCTCGTTATCGGCCACCCACCATAGACAGTCACTACTCTAACCTACACCAACCTTAACTGACTATACTTACAGTATATCTGATTCGTTTCTGTTTGTCAACCCCTGTGTGAAAATAATTTCTGACGATAGACTGCAAAGTAAGAACACAACAACTCTATGTTTTTTCATGCCTTTTTTAATAGTGTCCGAAAATACCACAAAATACCATCAAGTACCATATTCTTTCCGATATCCTCCTGTGGGTCTTGTTCTGACCATCTCTTCGTCTACTATGAAGTGGTTTGATAGCATTACAAGTATAAGTAGTATCTTCATTCTGGTATCTCTGATTGATCAAAGTTATGATACACAACCTGATATTCTATGTCACCTTCTATCTCAGGCTCTTCTTCTTTATCTTTCTTGTCCATTACTTGTAGTACATATCTGAGTTCATCTATGCATTTCCATAACCACATTCGTGTCATCTTATCATCAGACTTCGTTCTCTCCTGTTTGAGTTGTTCTATTCGCATCTCTATATACGTTCTTGGGTGTGCTGGTTTACCTCTTCTCATTACTTAATCCATAGGGGAGTGTTAGGTAAGTCTGGTGTTAGTTGTATTTCAAATGTTTTAGATCTGTAGTAAGTTTCACACATATGTTTATATACATCATAAACACTACTATATTGATTTTTTATCATAGGATGTTCTGGACTAGAACATACAAATATTAGATCGTAAATATCCGTTGACTCCGCTTGTGTTAACTCCTCTCTTATATGGTAAGATAAATTAGTATCTATCATAAGATTTGCAAAGAAAGTTTGTGGGGGATGATCAGAGTCTAAGAGTTGAGAGTCTCCATTTTTATACCAATGATACTCGTTTAATTTTCGTTCATATATTAAATTACCGACCCAACAACCATGCGTTGTACGGCCTGTTTGTATACCAGATTCTTGCCAATCTTGATAACATATGTCATGATGATGGTCTATATTGTGTAGTAGTATATTATCCTTGTTACATAGTTCATTTATAATCGCATGATGATGTTTAGCAAAAACTATTCTCTCAGCAGTCTTTACCTCGTCAAAAAATAATGCATTTAGATTTTTTAAATGAAAATGTGACTGTAACCAATCCAAGTCTATTGATAATACTTTGTACATTACCATAATCCTAATATGCGTCCGTTACCTATGATAATAAACAGACAGGTTGTTATATGCAACAATACCCACACACTTCGTACTAATACCATATACTTGTCATAGGGTTGTGTCTTATCGTCTGAGTAACTCCCTAATGCGTACATCCATATCTTGAGTAGTTTCATAGGTATGTTCCATCTAGTTTGTGCGTTTTACTGTTACTCCATGCCCATATCACACAGTTCCACATAGAATAAATGGGATGATATAGACCAGATGGATATGCAGAAACGAGTGTCCGAAAAAGCGACTCCTCTGTGCGTTTTTCTCTGAGTAGTTTGTAATGTCCTATGAAGAGTTCGTATCTGGTCATTTCTTCTTAACTATCGGATCTTTGAATGTAACCTTGAGGTCGTCTTTTACTATGGTCATACTACCTCCCTGTGTGTCGTGAGAGTTTGATGTCCAAGAGTTCTTTATGTTATGGAGTAACCACATATAGATAGGAACGATTACTACTGTTATACCAAACATAATGTATGAGAAGAGTTCAAATGTCA